TTGTTTCGTTTATCATAAACTTTGACCTCACCGTTTGGTGTGACCATGATTGTGATAAGTTTTTGGATAGGAATTCCAGTCAGTTCATAATACATACAGGCATATGCAACCTCTTGAACAAAGTATTGTTCAATCCATTTTTCTGGTTTAATTTTTTTCGAGGTCTTAAAATCAATAACAGCGAGTCCGCCCTCATATTCGGCGATACAATCGACTCTTCCTGCCAGACCAAGGTATTCAGAATAAAGTGTGCGTTCTATTGCGTGTATCTTTCCTATCTTGTCCAAACTAGACTTAGCACTGTGAAACATAAACTGAGTCAGTGGTTGGTAATCATTCCAATCTAACTCCTTGTTTTCAAGATAGGCTTGTGCAGCTTCATGAAAGTCCGTACCACGTCGAGTTGCCTCTCTTGTGACACGATCTGCTTCTTCATTCCCGACTCTCTTTCTCCATTCACGAAACACCTCTCGATTATAGAAACTAGTAACAGAGGTGATAGAAGGAACCCATTCATTGCTGGGTAACTTATATAGGCGAAGTCCGTCGGTCTCTTTTTTCTCTAACTCTAAATCACCTAAGTGATTCTCAACAGTAAACATTAAAATCCCATAGCCATTTTACGAACAAGATATTCTCTCACAAGACCAGAACGAACAATATCATTGACATCAAATTCAATCATTGCAAAGTTCTCAGGCATTTGTTCGATTATCTTCATGAAGTCAAGAATGCCATTCTTTTCGTTGGTTTTCTGTAAGTCTGTTTGTCTTGCATCACCACAGAACATGATTTTAGCATCCTCTCCTACTCTTGTTATTATACTATCTAATTCATGAAAATTCAAGTTTTGTGACTCATCAACTAACACAATTGCTTGGTCAATCGTTGTTCCACGAATGAATGATGTACTCCAGAACTTGATGGTGTCCTGTTGTTTTAGATTACCATATAACATTTCAAAGTCTGCATCAGTAGGCATTTGAAACATATACTTCACCATGTTCTTGTATGGTATCTGATATAAGAAAGACTTGTCCTCATGGTCTCCAGGCAAGAATCCAATCTCTCTGGTTGATACAAGAGACCTTACAATATAAAGTTGATTGTAAGGAGTATGTGGGTCAAGAATATCTTTCAATGCAAGATATAATGCAACGAAAGTTTTACCTGTTCCAGCAGCGCCATAGGCAAAAATGTTTTTACCCTCCTTGTAGTTTTCAAAGAGTTTCTTTTGGTTATCTGTAATAGGCTCAATCTTGTTTAGTAGATCGGCATTGATAGGTCTTTTTCTTTTCATCTGTTTAGCCGTCATTCCTACACCGATAGGAGAATCTTTTTTTCTTGCCATTACTTGTTAATCTTTTTAACTGTTGAGCCAGGAGATTTAGATGCCTTGTATAAAACATCATTCCAACTAGGATTTTTGGTAATGAGTTTGTCTCTCCACTCACCAACCTCTCCGAGGCCAGCACATCCTTCAGACCAATCTTTATCCCAATTTGGATTCTCTTTTCTCCACTCATCATATGCCACCATTGACATAGATAATTCTTTTTTCTCGCCAGTTTCTTTGTTAATAACAGGGTATGTGGGCATAAGTTTTAACGTTTTGTAATATTATTTAGATTAACTCTTAGAAAAAGCTTTCTCTGCATATGATCTAAGATAATCTTGGAAACCTTGTTCGATTCCACCTACATTGTCATGTTCGTCACACCATATGGTGGCGAACTCATAGACGGCTCTTGTGTGTTCTTCTAAGTGGTGTGTAAGGCATCGAAAGCAAGCTGCTCTTAGTAACAACTTCTCTTCTGAGTAACGGGGGTCATCACTGTTACCCGTCATCGTCCTCAAATACTTCATCATAATCTGTAATGTGATTGACAATTTCGTCATAGTTTAAGTTTAGTCTATATGCCTCCTCATCGGAGTATATTTCACATTCTAACGCATTTACAACATTTTTCAAGTCCTTAATCATAACCTTTAACTTTTCTCTATCCATTAGAGTGGCCTCCCATGTTTATCGACAAGTCCTAATTTCTTGACCTGAGATATATTCGATTTCTCTTTCTTCTTTATTTTCTTATATTGTTTCATGATTTTGTCAACTTCGTCTTTGAAGACTTTGACTTTGAGTTTCTTTGCTTCTTCTGAAGTGACAAAACCCAATCCTTGATCACTTTCTTTTCTTTGTTTCTCTTCCAAAAAGTCGTTGATTCCATTTTGTATTTCTCCTTCAATGATGTCATTAATTTGGTTGCGGAGTTGTTCCTCTTTCATGAGTTTCTCCTGACTCTCTTCTTTGGTTTATTTGGTGTGGGCAAACCCCATGTTTTTGGACTTGCAATTCCAGGCCCATATTCAATACTTACGATAGAACCCGCTCCAAATTTATCGTAGTACATATCAAATATGTTTACCTTAGCATGACATCTAACAAGATCATTACGAACTGCATCATCAACCTTATATGTCACGATGTAAGCATCAGAAGGTAGAGACTTATCTTTGAGTTCCTCGCTGTTGCAGTTCTCTTTGATAAGACTTGTTGAGTATCTACCACTCAAATCTTCTTTTTCTTTTGGTGTCCAGTAAGCTTCCGCCATCACCTCATCTCTGGTTTTTGTTTTTGCCATACTAACTTCGATTACCCCATTGTATATCGGGGAATGCCTCTTCAACTATGGCACGAGTCAACTTATATTTCTTCTTTAGGTTTTTGTCTTTCACCAAACAAATAATTTCTGCTTCATCTGGATGAAGACCCTCTAGGAGTTGCATAAAAAGTTGTTCTCTTTTCATAGGTCGAAGTGCATCATTCCCACCTTTAACAAAATTATACAACTTTTTCCATTCATATGCAAGGTGTAAGTGTTCGGTTCCAGCAGGCGCCTCGTTTTTATTAAACGGAACATCGCCGTCTGGAAGCATCGACTGTACAGATTCATCAAAGTTCCAAATCAAAACAGACTTAAGATGTAGAGATTCATACTGTTTAAGAGTTTGAATCTTCTTTGCTTTTGTTTTCTGTTTTGATACTAATCCCAATACCTCACTTAAAAGAGGATTTCTTGGTAATCTATTTTCTCCTAATGTAGGATGTGTTGTAGTCATAATTCGTCGTCAATTTCACTATCAAAGTTTAAGTTTTCAAATCGAAAGGCAATGATTTCATCTGGAATAACGTTACCTTTGAGGTCATACATCTCAGGATGCATCTCAGAGATATCATTTCTTTGTTTGTGTTCTTTGTATAACCATCCTATTATACCACCAACAAAGAGAAAAAGCACTGATATTAAAGTGCCGAGAGTTAGAGCGAGTGTTAACACATTACCTCTTGTACTTGATTTATTTAGTTGTAATTTTACGTCTCCCTCTTCTTCTTTCCTTTTCGTATCTCTTAGCGTCTTCCAAGATTACATTGAAGTAATCTTTAATCTTTCTTGCTTTTGGTTTTCCAAGATGACCATACGCCTCTCTTAGGATTTGATGTTCACCATCTTTTCCACCTTTGATGTATTTACTTAGGTCATCAACCAAATCAATTAACTCTTTCGCAGTTGAACTTTGGTTAAATTCCTTCGCTCCTACTCCTGTTGTTTTACAGGACTTCATGAAATCATAAAACTTCAGATGAAATTTTTGTTCTTCAAATGCAACATCAATTGCTTTATCTACGATTGTGTAAATGTCTTCCATTAAACTAATTTCTTTTCGTCCAAATATTTGAAGGTGTCTAAACAACCTCCAATCAGTTTATCATCCACAAGTATTCTTGGGAATGAGGCACCATAACCAAATTCTGCAATGAATTGATCTTTTGTAAAGTCAGTGTCAAGTTTATAGACTCGATACTCAACTTTTGCCAATTCTAAAAGTCTTTCTGCTTTTTTGCAATAGGAACATCCCTCTTTGGAATATAAAGTGAATTTCATTAATCCTCCTCGATCATATTATTACGAATCTCAAAGTTGTCAAGTCCTTTCACTTCGGAAGGTTCTTGTGAATAATGTAATCCATCATTTCCATTTTGTGCGATGACATTCATTCTATGTGTTGTCTCTTCCTCATCCCAGAGTTCATGAATCCTTTCAATGTCAGCATCAACACTTCTCATTGTGTTTTCAACTTTAACATTAATCCATACTTTTTTGAGATACTCAATAAGTCCTGACACAAGAAAAGAGATGGGGAACTTTTGTTTACTCGCCCATCTCTCTGCCTTTGCATACCAAGGGTCTACCCCATCACCGAATTGTTTTTCAAATTTTACTCTTGGTGTAATCATTTAAAATTTAAGTACGTTTACTGCTTCCCAATCTGTTTGGAAAAGTTCTAAACCTTTGTCAGTCAGAATATGATTGTACATCTTTTCAAAAACTGATGGAGGCATTGTGACAATCCCTGCACCATATTCAAAAGACTTACTCACACTACCTACATTCCTTATGGATGCTGATAGAATCTCTGTGTCAACAAAATTATATAGTCTCGACTGTTTTTCATAGATATCTGCAATCTCTTTAATCAGATTCAAACCATCAAAAGAATTATCGTCAACTCGACCCACGAAAGGCGAGACGTAGGCAGCGCCTGCCTTCGACGCCAAGACCGCCTGAGCGGCACTAAAGATCAAAGTCACGTTTACTCGAATTCCCTCCTTTGAGAGGAGTTTACAACCCTTCAGGCCTTCGGGTGTGCAAGGGACTTTGATTGTTGTGATTTCACCAAATTTCTCCTTGAGTCTGCGACCCTCCTTGAGAAACTCATATGAATCATCTGTCACAATCTCCATGCTTATATCATCAACACCAATGAGTGCAATCTTTCTATAAACTTCCTCTGGGTCGTAACCACTCTTCTTAATTAGAGTTGGGTTTGTTGTGACACCATCAATCAATCCAGTTCCATAATATTTTTCTATCAGGTCTACATCTGCTGTGTCTAAAAAAATTTTCATAAAAAATGAGAGGATTTAGTCCTCTCAAAGTATCACAGATTTATGTGGTTGTCAATATTTGTAATCAGATACAAACAAAGATTCATTTGATACACCCTCTTCAGAATTTGCATAGAGTCCACATGACGCCTCTGAATTTGCTCTTGCACGTTCAAGTAATGCAATATGTCCAGCCTTACCATCAACACCACCCCATGCTCTTAGACATGAGTGTTGTAATGCACGACCAAATGAGAACGATAGATTCCAAGCACATTTGAGTGAGTCATTGCAACGTGTTGCATCTCATTTAGATATGATGATGCTTGATCTTCACTTAGTCCACCAGATAAGAATACGATGCCAGGCACGGCAGCTGGAACACATCTAAGTAAAGTCTCAACTGTCATTCTTGCAACTGTCTCTGCATCATCTTCTGGTGCATCACTTCCAGATACTGTCATGGATGGTTTGAGTAGAGTTCCCTCTAGATATACACCGTTCAAATGACATGCCTTATAAACTTCTGTGATGACACGTTGTTGAATCTGTGATGTAGTTTCAATACTATGATCTCCATCCATAAGTATCTCTGGTTCAATGATAGGGACTAACCCAGCCTCTTGAACTGCACGAGCATAACGTGCAAGACCCCATGCGTTTTCCTGTATCGCAAGGTCAGATGGCCCATCCTCTGTGATTTGTAGAACTGCTCTCCACTTGGCAAACCTTGCACCCTGAGCATAGTAGTCAGATGCTCTTTCTGTGAGTCCATCTAATCCAGAACAAAATGTTTCATGTTCTAATGCACCGACTAAAGGTTTCAATCCTTTATCAACTTTGATGCCTGGAATGATTCCTTGTTTTGTAAGTTTATCAACCATACTATCTCCATCAACATGTTTCTGATAGAGTGTCTCTTCATATAAAATTGCACCACTAATATATTTCCCTAAGTCTGGTGTGGTGAATAACATTCCACGATATGCTTGTCTGTTCTCTTCTGTGTTCTCTAGGTTGATGTCAGACAATCTTTTTCCAATAGTCTTTGTAGATTCATCAACAGCAAGAATACCTTTCTTAAACTCTGACAGTTTTTCTGCTGTCTCTTTTAACTTAACTTTGTAGTAGTCTAATGTCATGTTCTTAATATTTCCTTCATTATTTATTATACACAAAAAAAGACCCCTGTAAAGGGGTCTGTAAGTTCCGATTGTAGAGACTTTACGAAAGGTGTCTCAATCGTATTTATTAACCGATAGATGGTGCAGTTAAAGCAACTGTTGTAGACTCAGCAGATGCTAGGTCTAGTGGGAAGTTGTGTGCATTTCTTTCGTGCATTACTTCCATACCTAAGTTTGCTCTGTTTAGAACATCACCCCATGTTGGGATAATTTTTCCGTTAACATCAACTACAGACTGGTTAAAGTTGAAACCATTTAAGTTGAATGCCATTGTGCAGATACCCATAGAGGTTAACCATACACATACAACAGGGAAAACTGCTAGGAAGAAGTGTAGACTTCTTGAGTTGTTGAATGAAGCATACTGGAAGATTAATCTACCAAAGTAACCGTGTGCAGCTACAATGTTGTATGTTTCTTCTTCTTGTCCGAACTTATAGCCGTAGTTTTGACTCTCTGTTTCTGTAGTTTCTCTGATTAGAGATGATGTAACTAGAGAACCGTGCATTGCACTGAAGAGACTACCACCGAACATACCTGCAACACCTGCCATGTGGAAGGGATGCATTAGTATGTTGTGTTCTGCTTGGAACACGAACATAAAGTTGAACGTACCTGATATACCTAAAGGCATTCCATCAGAGAATGAACCCTGACCGAAAGGATACACTAAGAATACAGCGAATGCTGCAGATACTGGTGCTGAATAAGCAACACAGATCCATGGTCTCATTCCTAATCTATATGATAGTTCCCACTGTCTTCCCATGTATGCTGAGATACCGATTAAGAAGTGAAAGATTACCAACTGATAAGGACCACCGTTATACAACCATTCATCGACAGTTGCTGCTTCCCATATTGGGTAGAAGTGTAGACCTATTGCGTTTGAAGATGGAACAACTGCACCAGAGATGATGTTGTTACCATATAAGAAAGAACCCGCAACTGGTTCTCTGATTCCGTCGATATCGACTGGAGGTGCTGCTATGAAAGCAACGATGAAACATGCAGCTGCTGCGAGCAAGCATGGGATCATGAGTACACCGAACCATCCAACATATATTCTGTTGTCTGTAGATGTTACCCACTCACAGAACTCAGGCCAACCTTGTAGAAGACCGCCTTGTCTGCGTGTAATGTTTGAAGTTGTCATTAGTAGGACGTTTTTAAGTAGGGCATCAAGGGTTAGATGCGAAACTTATTTCCAGAAATCCCTTCACTTCTGGATATGAGAGACTAATACTTATACTGCTCACAGGTCTCGGTTAAAAGCAGTTTGCATTGGAGGGCGATCCTTTCGAGTCCATTGCTAAGTGAGGGAATCCTCACCATGTTATTTATTATAAAGTTTTGTTAAGAATTTGTCAACCCTCAAAAGTTGGGTATTTATACCCATATTTTGCAAAGGGATGCTTAGGCACTTTGTGCTTGGGGTGTCTTTTTAAATCTCTCTTGAGTTGTTTAAGATATTTTAAATGCTTCTTTGAATCAAAACCATGATCATTTTTATGCATTAATAAGAATGCTCTTCTATTTTACCTTGTACACATGAGTCTTCTATGCATTCCACATAAGTTAGTTCGTCTTTAAAATATGAATGGTATATCCGTCCCCAGACTACATCAAATTCTTCTTGGTTTAAATTCTTGAACAAACACTTATCATTTAAGTAGATGTGAAAATACTTCATTGTTTCTAGCATACTAGCGTGTTCAATATTACTTATAAGATTAAAGATCTCTTAATCTTCATCCATCATAACATACATCATCGCTAAAAACAACCCTGCTGTTACAACCACAGCACTCATTGCTGCAATTGACATCTGAACCGTGTTCATCCTACATACCTTGCCAGAAATTATCTCCTACAGGTTGCATGTTTCTTGAAAAGAAGTATAAACCTACATTACATGCAAACCAATTGATGTTGACTATCCATGTTTCTCTCCACAGATACTTTCTATTTGTTTGTACAATGTACATGTTTCTCTCATTCATTGTTGAGTCAACAGACAAAGGTCTAAACTTTAAGTATTGTTCTAGTCCTAGTGCGATAACAAATCCAATAGCATAGATGTAGAAGACGAAGTTAAGTAAACTTGATGCTGATAATAATAGTGGAATCATTTTCTCTCTTGTAATTTTTGTACTGCTGTTGATGCTTGTATTGCGGGTACATCATTTAGACCATTGACATCAAACCATGGTGCATTCTCCCAGTCAAATCCTTCACCAAATGTATTGTCTGCCTGTTGTACATACCAATGGCACTGAGCGTCAGGTATGTCTACTGCACATACTGCCCAGTCATCTGTCCATTGTGGAACCTGTACATATAATACTGGTACATCAGCATGAGTGATTGTAGGAAATGCTAGAGACAATGATATAACAGATACTATTGCCCAGAAGAATGTGGGTATGTATCTGACACTCATTGGTCTTTTGTATACTTCCATTACGTCGTGATAGTTCATAGTAATCCTACTGATCCGAATGCTGTACCTATAATTATAAAGAAACCAAACTCCATGAGTTGGTAGTATGGACTATAAAATATTTTCATGCGAAAGCGACGTTACCTACACCTGATACGATGTACGCTGTAACTAAAGTTGTGAATAGTAAGTGTTGCATTGTTTTAAGTTCCTTGAAATACTGGTGACATTAGACCGCCACCTTGGTCGTCATCATCGTCATCTTGAGTTCCAAATAACAATTCAAAAAAGACTAGCGTTCCTATGGGAAGAAAACACCATAGGATTGCTAGAAAAGGTGATATGTCATTTGTTGTAGACAAGTCAGACATTTATACAAAACCAGGAATAATTTGTCCTGTTGTTAGGTAAGCACCTAACCCTGCTACGATGCCGAGCATGGCAAGTCTGCCATTAATTGTCTCAGCAACCCTCTTTTGTGGTTCGATTGGTTTTGGTGTTGTCATTAAAAGATACCTGGAATTACTTGTCCTGTTGTTGCGTATGCACCGATTGCTGCTACAACGCCTAGCATTGCTGCCCAACCATTAAATCTTTCTGCTTCTGGAGTCATGATAGTGTACCTGTTTTGTGTTGAATGTGTGTATAAAATAGATTCGATAATGTCCATGGTTAGAAACCAAGAAGACCACCGAAGAAGAAGTTCCCAGTAGTAACGTAAGATATAAACCCAGCTACTAAACCAAGCATTGCCCATCTACCATTGATCTTCTCTGCATTCTTTGCATAGGATTCATAGGAGATGCTTTCGTCTATGTAAGGACGAGTCTCAGTTGGAAACATATTTTGGCGTCCGCCTGATTCAGTTGTTGTTGTCATTTGTTACTTTATTAAGAACTGTTACAATACTATATAGCAAATGTTAAGTTTTGTCAAGCGGAAACTCAAAATTAGTTTTAAATTGTGTAGTTTTGGATACTTTTGAATGTTGCTAAATAAATACAGTACGAAAATTGTAGGGTGAAATGAAAAAATTTATTCCCCTTATTATGGTAGCAGGATTTAGTTCTCCTGCATTTGCGGATATCACTCATAAGATGACATCCTCTTTCCAATTAACCACGAATGCAGCTGCAACACAGGTTGAGCGAATTGGATCTACATACACAGTCTCTGGATCTGGTGTGACCATGGATGTTGGTGGTGGTAACTCTGCTGATAATAATGTTGGTGGACTAGGTACACTCTCATCAGGCGTTGGTCAGGGATCTATTGCTACAGCGACCCAGACAAGTGCAGGGGGTGCATTCAGCTTTAGCCAGTCATTCATTGCTGGTGACGTAATTGAAACTACAGCACCAGCAGTTGGTGCAGTTAGTGACTACTCTAGTCAGGTATCTACTGGTGTAGGTAGTGGAACTGGTACAGGTACTGTAACATCAGCACATGCTGTAACAGCAGTTGGTGGTGGAAGTGGTACTACAACCATAGGACAGTTCGTAACTGAATTGAACATCAACTAGAGATGAAGTATAGGCTACTGCTATGTTCGTTATGTACACTGGGTGCTATAAACCCAGTGATAGCAGTGCCTGTGGTCCCCAATTTTACACAAGGCTCGATGACGAGTCACACGGAAACGACTTCTACGGTGGTGGAGACCATAAATTCGATGGATTATGCCACAGGCTGGACCTATTCGGTAAGTGGCTCAGGGGTAGAACTTGAAGCAGGTAGTACTAACGTAGCACCTGATGCAACAACAACACAGAACAATACCATTAACGGTGTGACTTCAACATGGACTGGATTAGACTTATCAACTCAACAAAAACCAAACTTCGTGCAGACAACGCCAGGAGCAGCGTTCCAATTCACGGAACATTACAGTGGCCCAGGGCTTCAGACGCACACAGTAATACAACGGACCCAAACCGTAACAAGCGTCACAGACACAACCTCAATATTCCAACAATAGCGTTGGCACTGTTCACATGTGTACCTACGTACGCACAGACAGATGTTGGTGGTGTATCTGCGACAGCAAACCCGATCGCCAATTCTTCAGGCTCAGTCACCAACCAGGCAATACAAGTTTTACAAGGACCATATGTAACATCTCAGATGGGAGATGGTATCTCATGTC